AACTCATGAACAAGACAAAAAGAAAAAACCTTGATGTAACAAGGTTTTAGTAAGTTATGATTACTTACGGTAAGCATGGATGGAGCTGGTGGGAGTTACTTGAATGTTGTTAAATTAACGTTTGTTGAGAATTAGTTGTCAATCTAGTTGCTTGTTAGTAACAAATTGATTGAATTTAGTTCCAATGTCATCAATTGCCGATTGCGTGATGTGAGTATATACGTTCATAGTTGTCTGTAAATCTCCATGCCCTAATCTATGTTGCACCTGTTTCAAGGATAGACCTGATTCGAAAAGTAAGCTTGCATGAGTGTGCCTGAAACCATGAATTGTGATTTGTGGTAAGTCTATCCCTTTGATAATTTGCAATAGCCATTTTCGTGGTAAACTTGGCGTCATAATTCCACCTGATTTAGATTGGAACATAAGAGTAGAAGTAGGAAAAGTTTCATGAAGTTCTTGTAAAATTTCCAAAGTTTCATCATCTAAGCTGATTAATCTATCGCTTGATTTTGTCTTCGTAACATCTATTTCTAGTCCAACTTGAGTACGTGTGACAGCTTTATTAATTGATAGAGTATTACCATTCAAATCATCCCAAGTTAGTGCCAGAAGCTCCCCTTTTCGTATTCCAGTAAATGCTAATAATCTAAACAAGGCTATTTTTTCAATGTTGTCAGTTTTTTCAACTAGTTCAAGGAATTGTTTAAGTTGATCAAGTGTATAAAAATTATTATTCATTTTTCTTTTCCTTTTTATTTTTGGAGGTGTAATTGGCAAAGCTGGATTGTTATTGATATATCCGTATCTAACAGCTAGATTTAAGATATTCCTAACAAGCCCAAGAATTTTTCCTCCATATTTTAAATCGTTGCACCATTCTTCAGTAAGCCGCTGGATAAGTAGTGGATTGATGTCTCTAATCTTCACTTTATCAAGTTTTGGCAAAATATGTTTATTAATATTTCTTTCTGTTTTTAAGTAGGTACTGCCCTGAACGGTTTTTTCATATTCCTTTAGCCATTGATCTGTCAATGCTCCAAATGTCATACTTGATTTAGGTTTATCAAGTTCAGCTTGTAAACTAATTAAGGTTTCCCTTGCAGCCTGCTTAGTTTTGAAACCTTCTCGCCTAATATATTTTCTCTTTCCATTAACATAACCGGCATACAAAAGAAATTTATAAGCAGTTTCACCATTTTCCTTTTTATATGATTTAATTTTCATTGCATACCATCTTTCAATTTGATAAAATAGGTACAAGAAAATGACCTTTTTAATGGTTGTTTCTTATACTGTCTTGCCTCACGCTCAGAGTCGCCAAACTTTGAGAGCGTGGGGCTTTTTTATTTTCTCGTTTTAGTATTGTAAGTGTAGACTTTGACATCTTCTGGAATGGCAAGGTTGAAGAAGTCACTGTCGTGCGTCACGATTGCAAGACCATTTGTCACAGCTTTTTTGAGATAGAGGGCATCATTGATGTCAAACATAAATTCTGTAAGAGTTAATATGTTTTCAAAATCGTGATTTTCGTAGTCCAAAATGGTCATTTTGGGGATTATCTCAGTTTCTAGGGTATCTATAACTTCATCATATATATCTAAAAAATGCTGTGTTTGCTGGTAGTCATGTTTGAACTCGAATTCTTCTTCTCTTTTATTATATTCACGGAGGTATTGCTTATAGCCTGTTTTGGTGAAGTAATTGATAAATTCAGAAATAGATAGAGCGGTAAAGTAAAGTTGGTTACCTTGTTTTTTTGCTTTTTCCCAGACTTTGTCGTATTTTTTTGAATTTCCAGATTGAAGATAGATGAGAACGTTGACATCAATCAGTAATTTTTCCTCGGGTTTGAATGAAAAGCGATTGAGGTCTAAGGCGGTTGTACTCATAGTCCTAGCTCCGCATCCATTTCATCGGCGAGCATTTGGCGAAATTCTTTGTCTTGCTTTCGCTTGTTGCGACTATTGCGGAGTGAGCGTTCAATAGTCCTACGGTCTGCTGGGTGCAGGGTGCTAGGATTGACTTTGATGAGTTCTTTCAATGTTTCGGCATCTGCTAGGTCGTAGAGTTGACCGAGGGCGTGGTTTGAAAAGGCGGAGATTAGATCAGTAATTCCTTCAAAATCGAGTGTGGTCTGTTCGTTTTTTTCGATGTTTGTCTTTAATATGGCAAATACTTTATCACCTTTATCTGATGTCACTGCAAGCGTGTCACCAATGACATCTTTTACAAATATGGTTGTCATGTCTTGTTCTCCTTTTAGAAATTAAAGGTATTGTCAGCATCAATTCTAACATTTTTTCTTGGTTTCAGACACTTTTTGATGTCAAATTCTATCCAAAGTAATGTTCCTCTGAATCGTTCTGGCATTGTTTGGTTTATGGTAATGCCAGTCGGACTAATGGAATAGTAGGCTTGGTTTGAAATTAACTTCAGCTGCCCACGTTGATGGAGCAAATCTTTAATGCTATACAATCCAACACCGCCTTCTTTTCTTCGTTTGGTAGTGTTCCCATCAACAAAGGCCCATTCAACTGCTTCGATGTCAGAGGTTATGTGTGGATTTCTTTGTTTCACTTTTGCAGGAAGTCCTATACCTAAGTCTGATATAGCTAAGCGAAGTATACCAGTTTTGGGGTAGTGTTGCCCACAAATGTAGAATCTATCTGATTCGGAATGATCCCTAACATTATGAACGATTTCAAAAATACAATAAGAAACTTCTTTTAGGAAATCTTTAGAAATCTTGTTTCCGATAGCAGCAAATACCTCTTCTTGTATATATTCGTGAATAAGTATATCGTTTGATGGAGTATTAGCAAAAAATGTTATAGTGGTATTGAAAGTATCAACTAATTTTTCACCTATTCCATAAAAAGGGAAGAAGTTGTTCTTTTGCAAAATAGTTTTTACTTTTTCAGGCATGATTTCAATCATTACAGTAACTTCATTCGCTGTCTGCAATGCTAGTTCAAACATCATAGATAGAACCACAGTCATCTCAGCGTCTATCCAGTTGGTACGCGAGAAATCAAAAAGAATAGTGTCGAATTTAGTTGCTTTACTTATAGTTGATATAAATTCAATATTAAGCAGTAACAGATACTGATAATCTGGTTTGATTTCAGCAGGAACTTTAATAGTATATGTGGCCAATTTTTACCTCCAGTATCTAACTAATTTTCACCAACCCATCATATTCTTCCTTAACCATCGTCTCATTTGTTATGGTTTTTAATATTCTTTCGGCATAAAGTTACCGACAATTTTCCCTATTATTCGAGGATCTTCACTAAAAGGAGCAAACTTGTCACTGTATTTTTTATTTAAGGATACAAGGCGCAAGCCATCCTTTTCTCTATAAACTTTCTTAATATAGGTTTGTCCGTCCCATTCTACGGCATAGATGCCACCTTCATAATCAAAGCCAGTTTGTTTTATAAGAACAACTTCACCATTTAAATAAGTTGGCTCCATAGAATCACCAAAAACCCAAGAGGCAAAATCGTAATCTAATTCTTCGTCGTAAAAAACAGTATCATAGTTCCCATCACCAAAATATCCATAACCTGTACCCGCAGAAAGTTTCTCATAGACTTTGTACTCGTATAGTTTTTTCTCTATCGAAGTAATCTTATTTTTTTGTTCTTTCAATTGTTCTGTTGCAAAGTCTAAAACTTTTTGTTTACGAGGAACATTTAATTCTACAACTGTTGTGGTTATTTTTTTGACGAGTGGAGAAGTAGGGATTTTGAGTTCGTGATTTTTCTTACGAGGTGCAAATCTAGGATCTATATCAGACTTCATTAACCCGAAATAATCAGCTATCTTTTGAACGTTACCAGGATTAGGTAAGGAATTTCCTTTGACATATTCATTAAAACTACTTCGTGGAATTTCCAATGCATCAGCTAAATGTCCTTGTTTTAAATTGTTTTCTAGCAATAAACTGTTAATTTTAGCAGAAATTATCTTTTTGTATTCCTCGTCTTGAGGTGTTAATTTCCCTCGTCCTCTTGCCATATTATTTTCCTTTCGATTTTTATACTTATATAGTATCGTTTTAAATCGTATTTGTAAATAAAATGTTTAAAAAAAATTCGTTTTTTTTCGTTTTTATACTTGACATTCGTTTTAAAACGGATTATAATATAATCAAGCTTAAGGAATTAAGCAAAGCGAAAGGAGGTACAGCTGATGAAGTCTAGGCTAAACAAAAAGCCTAAACACAAAGAACTAGAAGTCGAAATCAAGATTCTTTGGTTTAAGCTTAAGATTCACTACTCAATAGAGTGGTGAGGATAATTAGAGGGCTAAGAAGCCCTCTCCCCCTAACGGGGTAAGTTTAGTTTAGCACATTGGCTGTATCTCCGCAAGAATGAAAGGAGAGGTTATGAGTGAACGAAATGAAAAGTTTATCGGAGTGTTAAAAGAAATGCACATGAAAATTTTGCGAGACTTCACAAACGAAGAAGACCCCTTAACAAGGTGCGAGCTTGCTAAAGGGTTCCTCGAAATTGGTGACTATTTATCCAAACAATGACTCGCCACGCTCAAGAGCTTCGGCTATAACTTTACCATTATTGATTTGTTCTTGCTTTTCGGCTTCAACGAAAGGTAAATTATGTTGCTTAATAGCTTCCACAGAGTCTTCGTAAAGTTTGATTTTATCTTCGATAGACAAAGTAGGGCTAGAAGAAGCGACAATAGCGAGAGCTAAATCTTTTGAATTAGAAATTTTCATTAGCTTATCCTCCTTTCCACTAGAATAAGTTGATTATAACATTTTTAGGAGGTACAAAATGAATTGGAAAAAACTAATGTTTGGCGATCTAGAACACACGTTTACTAGTCGTGATGGCAAGGAAAAAACAAGCGTTGAATTTGAAGGTGGCGTATTACCAGCGTTGTTAGTGCTAGGTGGTATCACTTGGCTGATCACTTGGTTTATTACAAAATAAAAACTCCCAAGCGGGAGTGGAAAGGAGGAACGATATGAACGAACTAGAAAGAACAGCCCTCAATGAAATCATGAGGACAGTGACCTATATAGCGGAGAAGCTGGATAAAATTGATTCTAAGATTTCTTTGGACGATTCACAAATTCATGAGCATCAATAATGGTAAGTTGATATTCGAGAAAACGAATGGTGGCTTTTAAGAATTTTTTTAAGTCTTGTAAATCTTGGTCTGTGTGTTTGCGGACGTAATGAGTTTCATCGTTTCCTAACCAAGTTGTCGCTCTTGCCAAAGAAAGTAAGCTTGGCTCCTGAATATAGTTTGTGATGACTTTCCCAAGTTGCTTTTCTTGTATGTCTTCCTTGTTGTCAGGGTTGGTTAAAATCAGAAAGTCTTTTAGGAAAAATTCGAGGGCTTTTCTTAGACCAATTCCTACAAGAGTATCGTAACCATCTATTTCTGCTTGAATAGCTTGGATATATGTCCGTGTACCCTGAGCAGATAATGATTGTAGTTCTTTTGGTAAATCAGTTGGAATTTCTCTATATTGATGCCAATGCTTTGGCCATGCACTGGCATAGTCAGAATCGTAGTCAAAAGAGTCTACCCATGCATGTTTACAAGCATTGCAAAATAAAGTTAGAAAAAGAATGTGAGAAGAATCATCTTTGTAGAACGAAGTATCTTTCACTATAGGCTCGATACCTCTTCCGCAATTTGGGCAGATGTCTGTAACAGATACATTTACATAGGCATTTCCCCAGTCACTATATTTTGCTTTTACTAACATATTTTTCTCCAATCATTTTATTTAAATTATACCACAGAAAATTTTAAAGCTATGTTGTTTTGGATAATTCCAAATTAGAAAGGAGGTGGGGGAATGACTAAAATGACACTAAGAGCGTTACGCGTTAACTATAGCCTTAGCGCAAAAGAAGTAGCACAAGAACTTGGTATTCATCAACAAACTTTACTAAAATACGAAATTGATAGTACAGACATCCCGTTTAGTTTATTAAATGAATTGGCAAATTATTACAATATTGATGTAAATAATATTTTTTTAGGTAAAAAATTCGTTTTAAAACAAATATTCCAAAACAACCGCCTACAAAACTAGAAAGGAAAACAATATGAAAGAAACACAAAACAAATTCTTAGAACTAATGCAAACAATATTAGACGAAATAAAAACCCCTGAAAATGACTACTCAGCACACACTCTCAATACGTGCTTAAGTCATTTGACAGAGGCTTACAAAGATTACTTAGACATTCTGCATCATAATTCAGATAAAAATCGTTTGTAATATTCTTTGTATTTTGTGATTTGGGTAAAACTTACACGATGATATTTTTCTTGAGAAAATTCAGCAGTCATCATAGCAATAGCCAAATCATGAGCAATTTGTTCTTTTGAAATCATAACCTATCCTCCTTCTCATAATTTTTGAATACAACGGTGAGAGGTCATATTTAGATAGCAAAAAAGTCCGACGGGAAACGGACTCAAAACAAATTTTAATTTACTTAATTATAACATAAGAGAGAGGGAAAAACTATGGCCATTGAAATATTTGGACCTGAGTTTAGAAAAAAACTGCTTGAAGATTTAATCGCTCTAAATATGGAAGCGATAAAAATAGCGCAGACCAAAAACGCCAAGTCTATTGAATGGATAACCATGAAGCGGCTAGAAAAAGAAACTGGATGGGGGCGAACTAAATTGACCCAGTGGAGAGAACAAGGGAAATTTAACTTTAAAAGGTCATCAGAAAACGGGAAAGTACTATATGACCTAGCAGATGTTAATAGATTTTTACGGACCAGTGGATATGAAAAAGGAGAAATAACATGAAACTATTAGATTTTATTTTTACAAAACCAAAAAAACAGAAAAAATCAAAATGGACGATTGAAAATAACGGCTGGGAAGCTAATGCACGTAGATATAACCAAAAGCACGGTTTACCTGCTAAACAAATTTAGTAGGAAACACATAGTCCTTTGACAACTGAATATGGGTGCGTTGAGAAATATTTAAAAAAGTTTGATTTAGGGGTTGACTTATGTATCCACATAATGATATTATATATTTGTGGATACGAAAGGAGGAAATATGACCACTACCAAAAAACTTGGTCGTCCAACTTCTAATCCTAAGTCTCATAGCAAAAGACTGAGAATGACAGACGAAGAAGTACAAAAATTAGAATATTGTACTAAACAAACTGGAAAAACTCAGACAGATGTTTTGATGCTAGGCTTAGATAAGGTCTATCAAGAGCTAAAAAAATAGCGTATAATCCGCCATCGCCAAACTTTGGATTACACGCTATCGACCGACCTGAAAACAGGTACACAAATATATTATCATGTGTACCCTTTTCAGTCAACCTGACAAGGGTATTTTTTGCGCCCTTGTTGTTTAGATAAGGGTTTTTATTGTACCCAAAAATAGGAGGAACACAATGGATAATTCAAAACTAGAAAATCATCAAAAAGTAACGGTAGTCTGTACAGATTTTAATGTCTATTTGAATGGAATACGACTTACTGGAGCTAGACCAGAAACCGCTAAATTAGCTGAGAGATGCGGAGAGAAACTCATTACACTAAGTCTAGTAGTTACAGATTTTGATGACCATAGAACACCTAAGATGGCGGATATGGCAAAGGAGGCTGAGATGGCTAATAAAACATTGGACTGGGAGAAAAAGCATTTCTATAAATCTAATAAATAATGTATCTCAGAGCGTTATAGATTGATTCTGGATTTTGCGAAACTCCAAATTCATTAAGCCATTCGATAACCTCGGTTTCTACCTGCCCGATATATCCAAGAAAATACATGCCTTTTGGTGTCAGACCGTCAATTGTATATATTCGTCTATCTAATCTCGGCATTTCTGTGGCAGTAACTAAATCTTGTTGGATCAAACAATCTAGGGTGTAAAAAATAATTTCTTCAACTTCTCGATAAGGGTATTGAGAATATATCCTTTTTCCTTCTTCTGTTGCAATAAGGTATTGAAGTAAATCTACACCCGTATCCAACTTATGATATCCGATGGCTTCAAGTGAATTTTTGTATAAAGAATAGTAATCAATCATACACTTCTCCAAGTATTTTATTTTAAATATAACAAAATAGTAAGAGGAAAACAATATGGCTAAAATTTACACACTAACTGAAGAAGAATTGAATGAATTAGTAGCTGAACGCATGAAACAAGCGAAAGAAAAACGCACACCGCAAGGGCTATTCAAAGATGTCAGCTTTGATGATGAATTGATTCCAATCAATGAAAAATATCCAAAAGTACTCAAGAAATTAAATCGTGAACGTGCTTATAAACCAGAAAAACACGTCTTCAATCAGACACCAAAAGTTTTTGGTGTGGACAACGATATTAGTTATAGCAAAATTACAACACATGACGTACACAACCATATTCGTTTGCTTGTCCTAAATGTCTTTGGTAAAAGTCAAAATAAGGAAGTATTGCCCGAGGAATACGACCAAGCAATAGAACTTTACAATCAATTAAAAGAGTGGTTTGTGTCTAGCTATGATAAGCGATTAGAGGGATTGGTGCTAGAAGATGATTAAAAAATTCTGCGTTAACTACTTACTAAAACAGATTGACAAAAGCAAACTAGAAACAAGAGATAAAGCGAAGTTGAACCACTTTATCACACTAGTGGACTACAAGTTGGGAGGATAAATGGCACAGAAATCAAAAACAAAAATCTATTATTGGCTGAAATTTGATAAGCATTTTTTTGACAATTTATTTATTAAAAGGCTTTTAAGAAATTTCCCTGGCGGTTCGGAAATGATTGTTATTTACATCAGGCTCATGTTAGAAGCTATTGAGAATGATTGCATCATTGATTACGAAGGAACTTTTGATAATTACGCAGAAGAACTAGCTCTTCGTCTTGAAACTTCAGAAGAACAGATAAATATGGCTTTAGCATATTTTGTGAAATGTGGAGTCATTCAGGTTGATGATGGTGGTAACACCCATTATCCGCAAGCAAAGGCCTTGTTGGGGCAGGAAACAAACTGGAATAGATACAAGAAAAAACAAGCAGAATTGGAAAAATTCCAACTACTTTCCAACCAAGTTCCAACAGAGATAGAGAAAGATAAAAAGATAGATATAAATATAGATATAAAGTCAGAAGTAGAAGAAGAGATAAAAGATTCATCTTCTGCTGCTAATGTAAATAACTTAAAAATTATATCTGATTATTTTCAACAAGAAATTGGCATCTTATCTCCGAATCAGTTTGAGCAGTTGTCAGACTATATCACCATCACAAAAATGGAAGTGGATGTTGTTAAGGAAGCGATAACGAGAGCTGCTGACAATTCTAAACGTTCTTTTGGATACGTTAACTCTATATTGCGAAATTGGAGACAAAACGGAATCCTTACGATGGTTAAAGTTGAAGAAGAACAAAGGCAATTCCAATATAGAAAATCTAAACAAGAAGAGGTATCGGAATATGATACTTGGTGACGAAGACGCACTTACTAAAATCGCTATATCTTATCAACAAAACACTAAGAAAGAAGATGCTGTCTGTGAAAAACACGGTTGTAGATACATCACAGTTCTCAAGACTGGTTTGACAGTATGTCCAGATTGTCACAGAGAAGAATTAGAAAATCAAAACACTTTGCACGTCCAAAAGCAATATGAGAGAGAACTTGAAAACAAGCGATTGTACTATCTCAAAAAATTATCAATTATGGACGACGAGTTAGAAAATGCATCATTTGACAATTTTAGGGCTGATACGGCTAAACACAAAGAGGTGCTTTCTTGGGCAAAGACAATGGCTAACGATTGGTTTAGTGGTGGTAAGGGAAACATCATCATGACTGGCAAAGCAGGACGAGGCAAAAGTCATTTAGCTTATAGCATCATTAGGGGATTGTCTGATAAAACGAAAAAATTAGGCTTGCTTGTAAATGTCACTGACTTACTGTCAGAGATAAAGCGAGACTTTAGCAAGGAAGCATTTTGGATGGATAAGCTAAAAGATGTCGATTATCTGGTGCTAGATGATCTAGGTGCCGAAAAAGTTAGTGACTGGTCCACAAGCATTATTTACAGCTTGCTTAACAAGCGCACAAACACAATCATTACTACCAATCTGACACCTGCCGAAATTAGAAAAATTTATGGAGAGAGAATTGCATCCCGTATCAGAAAAGGCTGCGACAAAAGTCATATCATGGAATTTGATGGCATGGAGGACGAAAGGATGAAGCTATGGAATTGACACTAACAACATTTTTCGGGCTATCCGAGGAACATGCGGCAAAAATCATGGCGCTAGATGAAGATGTTCGAACAAAGAAAATTGAAGAATTAAGAGCATGGAGAGAGTGCTCAAAAATCACGTTTTGAAGGGGGAATTATGGGATTACTAAATCATTTAACAGACTTAGAAAAGCGAGTGTTTTGCTTTATCCCCATTGGGGCAGAGCGAAAAGTGTCTAATCAAGACATCCAGAAAGCTTTTGGGATATCCGACAGAGATGTCAGACAGACAATCTATGATTTGGTCCAAAAGGGTATACCCGTTGTCGCTAGCAAAAAGAAGCACGGCGGATATTTTATCGCCACCACAGAAGAGGAGCGTCAAGAAGGGCTTAGAGCTAATAAAAGTCAAGTTAATTCAGAAGTGAAACGAATTAAAGCAGTTGAAGGTGTTGATCTAGATGAATTCGTAGAAATAGCTAACGAGGTGCGAAATGGTTGGAATCAGAATTAACGGTGAGCTCGTAACCTTTGACAGCAATTTTAGAGATGCGCTTATCTTTACGATTGACTGTCTTAGAGGCAGCGAAGAACCTACGCTAAAACAGACTTATCAAACCTTTAAAGACTACACAGACGAAGACTTGATGGACTACATCGAGACGGAATTTGATGTATGGCCAGAGTTAATCGTTAACCGCAGAATTGACAGTAAATGGTCCACTAAACAACACATTTTGGATGATTAAAATACAGAAAGAGGAAATAACATGGCTTATTTATATGAACTTGAGGGAATCGCCGCTTATCTGGAAAGTTTAGATTTAGACGACGAAACCTTTCAAAATACGCTTGACAGCATTGATTTTCAATCAGACTTAGAAAATACCATTGAGTATTTTGTCAAAATGTTAAAAAATGCTCAAGCTGACGTCGAAATGTATAAAGCCGAAAAAGAAGCTTTTTACAAAAAGCAAAAGCAAGCAGAAGCAAAAGTGGAAAAATACAAAGAGACAATCAGGCGTGCAATGGAATTGAGCCAAAAGAAAAAAGTTGACGCTGGAATGTTTAAGGTGTCTTTGCGAAGAAGCAAAAAAGTAGAGATTTTGGACGAAACAAAAATTCCTCTTGATTACATGCAAGAAAAAATTGAATACAAACCAATGAAATCTGAGATCTCGAAAGCTTTGAAATCTGGAATTGATATATCTGGAGTTGAACTAATCGAAACAGAAAGTTTGCAGGTAAAGTAAATGAGGAAATCAGAAAGTATAACAGAATATGCTAAAGCCTTTTGTAAAGCTCAGCTAGAGGTAAAGCAACCGCTAAAAGATAAAGACAACCCCTTTTTCAAAAGCAAATACGTGCCTCTAGAAAACGTGACGGAAGCGATTACAAAAGCCTTTGCTAATAACGGGATATCTTTTTCGCAGGATCCAACAACAAACGCAGAAAACGGTTATATCGATGTCGCAACGCTAGTCATGCACACGAGTGGCGAATGGGTGGAATACGGACCTTTAAGTGTTAAACCAACAAAAAATGATGTACAAGGCGCTGGTTCGGCTATCACTTACGCAAAACGCTACGCACTATCAGCAATTTTTGGGATAACAAGCGATCAAGATGATGACGGCAATGAAGCTAGCAAACCCAACAAAACAAATCAATCGCAAAAACCAACAAATAAAACGTCAAAAGGAACAAGCTTCCCAACCCCGAAAATCAGCAATATCCAAGTAGAGACTTATAAATCTGATTTAAGCGATATTGCAAAAGCCACAAATCAAAATGTCGAAGAGCTAACAAAATGGCTAACAGATACCTTAAAAGTTAAATCACTGGAAGATTTACGCACAGAACAGATTGTATCGACTGATGATTTGATTAATAAATTAAAAAAGAGAGCAGGGCAAAAAAATGATTAACAACATTGTGCTAGTTGGTCGCATGACCAAGGACGCAGAGCTTCGCTATACAGCGAGTCAAGTAGCTGTAGCTACGTTCACACTTGCGGTAAACCGCAGATTTAAAGAGCAAAACGGGGAGAGAGAAGCAGATTTCATTAACTGTGTTATCTGGCGACAGTCTGCTGAAAATTTAGCCAACTGGGCTAAAAAAGGTGCTTTGATCGGAGTTACGGGTCGTATTCAGACACGTAACTACGAAAACCAACAAGGACAACGTGTCTATGTGACGGAAGTTGTTGCAGAGAACTTCCAAATGTTGGAAAGTCGTGCTACACGTGAAGGTGGCTTAACTGGCTCATTTAATGGTGGTTTTAACAATAACACTTCATCATCAAACAGTTACTCAGCGCCTGCACAACAAACGCCTAACTTTGGAAGAGATGATAGCCCATTTGGCAATTCAAACCCAATGGATATTTCAGACGATGATCTGCCGTTTTAAATGATATGGCTAACAGATATAGACAAAGGATATATGCGGTCTACGACGGAGACTCTTTTGTAGATGTTGGCACAAAGCATGAGCTAGCAGAAAGACTTGGTGTTACCGCTGACACAATAGTTTTTATAGCGTCGCCAGCTCATAAAAAGAGGAGACCGGATGGCAGACACGCAGAGTTTATAGGATACGAAGACGAATTGGAGGAGTAGTGGTTAAGTTTATAATACCGATTGAGCCAAAACCGCAAAAACGCCCACGCTTTAGCAGATGGAGTGGAGCTTACGAGGATGGAGATATGATGGCATGGCGGAAGCAGGTCACAGACTATGTTAAAAACAATTACGAAGGGCCTTATTTTGACGACGGTTTAAAAGTTGATGTTACTTTTTATCTAAAAGCACCAGAATTGGTGTCTAAAAAGCCGTCAGAGCGTGCCAGAGATAAGACTAAACAAAAGTATCAGGATTATATAAATGAGCTCTTATATGTGCCGAAAAAACCAGATTTAGACAATCTTGAAAAAGCAGTCTATGACAGCATATCAAAATCAGAGGTTGTGTGGACAGATGACAACATCATTGTCGAGCACACTACGCGAAAGCTGTATAGTCCAAATCCTAGAATCGAGGTAAAAATAAACGAATTATGACACTAGTAGATGATTTTTACAAACAAATGGAGCCGTCAATTAAAGCGTTTTTAGACGATAACATTACCATCGCAGACAAAGAAGAAGCTGACAGAGTCTATAGATCTGTCAAATACTATAAAAAACTAAACAGATTGCCGCCACCTGATGTATTGGAGTGGTTCCAACGAATCTACACGACAGAGGAAATGATAATGTTAATCAAGCAGTCTTACCGCCTTAAACAAAAAAAGACAGATGAGGATGACAAGATTTACGAAAAGTGGATGTTTAAAAACTACGGTGACGTTAAGCTCGTTAAAAAAATCAAACGCATAAACGCATTAGCTAAGGCTCGGGAGATGGGTCTATGAAAAGACACAGACAGTGGCATAACGATATTAAATATACACCTAGATCTTACGATAATCTGTTGCCTTACGATATATCAGAGCTGTTAATAGCTCACAGATGCAAAATAAAGATGTCTGATGACGTTTTAGCAGATAAGATAGGCATTTATACTTGGCAATTAAAAGCGCTCTTAGAACGCAGAATATTGCCAAATGAGAGCGAGTGTAAATTGATTATAAATTTTTTGAGAGAGGTGGAGAGATGCTGACGGAAGATACGTTTAAAAAAATTGAGGAGCTTGAAGCTGCTTGTCAGGATACGACAGATAACATTAAAAAACCATCACACTATCAAGGCAGGCATGGCATGGAAGCAATCGATGTGGTTAAAAACTTTTCAGCTTGTCCAGAGCACGAGGAAGGTTTTTACTGGGGCAAGGCTGTTAAGTATTTACTACGATATCATGCTAAAAATGGCATTGAAGACCTCAAAAAAGCAAGGCAGAACCTTGATTGGTTAATCGAAAAGTTGGAGGAAGTGGAATGATACCGAAATTTAGAGCGTTTAACCAAAAGATCCAAAAAATGTATGGTGTTGATGGCTTTAAATCAAGTGAACGCAAAATATACAGATGCAGCTTAGCAGATGATGAGTTTCGCTCTGGTCGCTTAGAGACGTTTCATTTTGTCGAGGATAACCTTGATGATTATATTCTCAGGCAATCAACAGGACTGTTTGATAAAAACGGCGTGGAGATTTTTGAGGGAGACGTCGTGAAATTACAATATACAATTACTAGTGATTTAGAATTTTTTAAAGTGAATCAATTCAGAGGTGGTTCTTGGCGCATTGACAATAGACGACGCGGATCAGATTTGTGGTTAAGAAACGAGGACTGCGAAGTTATCGGTAACATACACGAAAACCAAGATTTAATAGAAAGCGTGGAAGAATGAGAAAATATATTGAATTTAAGGACGAATGGAAAAGTGCAGCAGACCACCTGAACGATTTTATCGACAAAAACAAGTACGCAAAAGTGACAGTTGTTGGTTATCAAGTCGTACAACTTTCTCCTTACGGAAGAGATTTGACTTATATTTTGGCAGAGGTGGAAGGATGACGACAGATGAAGCGTTGCAAAATTTACGTGATGACTTGAATAAAATAATTAATGTCCTAAAAAACGACTGGAAAGCACTATTATTTCTTACGATTGCAATATTTGGGATGATGGTGACCGTGTCGTATTTTAGCTATCGTGATGCACGACAATATTACGAGCCGCAAATATACGGACTACGTACACAGCTAAGTAGGACACAAAAGCAGCTTAAACGTGCTAGCGAGGATAGAACTAGACAGACTAAGCGGATAGCGGAAATGACTAGGAATGGAGGATAAGGATGGATTATTTAATGATTGGAATAATAGTATTATCAGTAGTAATTTTTATAATGGGATTTTTCATACTTTACTATCAAGCAATAATTGTTAATTCGATGAAAAATGATTTTCGTAGAATGCGTAAAGAATTGAGAGAAGAACTCGGTTTTGATAGCTATAACTGGTCTGACAGTTTCAGAAATATGCGTAGAGATATTAAATCAAATAAAGAGTTAATATCCGAAATAAACTCTTTGCAAATCATAAAAAAAGCCAAAGAAGCTAAACGACTAGAAGAACTCGAGCAGACAAAAGCAAACGTCGAAAAAGAAATCAATAAGTTGAATGGGGGATGAGGATGTCAGACATAAAAATTTTAGATGCTTGTTGTGGAAGTCGCCTATTTTGGTTTGATAAAAACGAACCTCGCACAACTTTTATGGACGTCAGACAAGAAAAATTTGGAGCACAGGTGTTACTACCATCGCCAGACAAAAAATATAAGTTTGCAGTGCGAATTTGTCGAGAAGAAAATTTAGAGGATTGAGTTAACGGAAACGAGAGTAGGATAATGGCTGAAAATAAAACTGGAATGATGGCTTTACCAATCGACTATGCAAACAGAGCATTAGCAAAAGAGGAAATACTTGATGAACTTGTTGAAAGAGAAATTGTAGATGTAGATCTGTTAATAGAGCTTGCAGAAGATAATCCGTTTTGGATGAGTGCATTGAATTTTAAGCGAGGTACAAAATGAACACTAACGAAAAAGTAATCGATACTATATGTCACATCAGACACTACGGTGACAGATACGATATGTGCCAAGACATGCGGTCGTGGGTGGCTGAGAGAAATGGATTAATCCAGGACTTACTCAAAGCAAAAAAACAAATTGATCGCAATCGTATCGCTAAACGTCTGGATCGTGCGCAAAAAAACATCGGTGACATTATCACAAAAGTGACAGGCGACTTATGGCAAGGCAGTGATCAAGTCATTGCTGAGCAGTGTTTTTTAAAAGTATTAGAGGAGATGCAAAAATGAATATAGAAGAAGCGAAAGAATTAGTAGATAATTCAAAATTTTATGGAAAGACTAGCAGTGTTATAAAAGCCGAGGTTCGCGACATTATAGACCAGTTAAACCAACCAAAACCAGAAGTACCGCAGTGTGTGGCGGATTGGATAGAAGAGTGCAAAGAAGAAGATTTAACACTATCACTTGCCTATGATGCTGATGCTTTTGGCGAAGTGGCGAAATGGCTTTATGACACTAATGATAGCACAAACATTGACCTATTTGCCCAAGCATGGCTAGCTTATCCAAATATCACCATTGAAAAAGAGAAGCTTTACACTGTTGAAATTCCGAATCCGAATGATAAACAAATAGCTTTGAGACTTGAAAAATGGGTTAAAGGAAAAGTAAGAATTGTTGCAACTTACTCATCTAATAATTTTACAGATGACATGCGCTTAGCGGAACGAGAAATCCGAAAAGATTTTGATTGGGCTTGGCAATTTGCGAAAGAGGTGACTGAATGACTGAAGAGTTAGGAGTGTTATATAGCGAAAAATGGCATAAGTATTATTTATATAAAACTTGCAGGTATATATCTTATGTTGATAATCCACATCAGGCTACTAAATGCACCCGCAAACAAGCAGAACAGTTTCCACAGTTTAAATGGGTATCGCTGACAAAATTATAACCCCACGCAAGCGCTCAAGAGCCTGCGATGGCTCTGTGGGGGTGGACCGAAATTAAAAAATAGAAACGAGAACCTCCTTACACCAAAACAAATCTAAAGCGGGTTATCGGTCATCCGTGATTATCCAAGGCGTCGCTAATGCTTTAACACGACATCGTGCGCCTGTGTCAAAAAACAAAGGAAAGAGAGGACTTTTCTCCACAAAACAAAAAGACGTCCATACGGAACGCCCCCTTGGTTAAATTTAAGCTTAAATAAATTATACCACATTGGGGGGCTTTCATGACGTTTTTTCCAGAGATTGATATCCAAAAAACAAAATCTAATGCCAAGCGTAAATTGAGAGAGTATCCACGCTGGCGAAGGATAGCTAATGATGTAGATACTCAAAAAGTGACAGCCACTTATTCCTTTGAGCCAAGACAACCGTATGGAACGCCAAGCAAGCCTGTTGAGAGACTAGCGCTCAACCGTGTGTCAGCAGAACAAGAGCTGGATGCGATTGAGCAAGCCGTCAGTATGATACTAGAGCCAGAGAGACGTAGGATTTTGTATGACAAATACTTAGCGCCTTATAAAAAGGCAGATAAGGTTATTTATACAGAATTGTGTATGTCAGAGAGCTTTTACTATGATACACTTGACATTGCTTTATTAGCTTTTGCAGAGCTGTACAGAGAGGGTGTGTTGCTTGCTGAGGAAGGAGTTTTTAGCTAGTTTTTATACAGTAATAAGATAGTTTATACATATTTTTACATGTTATTATAGTATTATCAAAATAACAAGAAGAGATAACCTTTTAATCACTGACTATTTTATTTAGTCGCCAACTTTAACTACAATCAAACTTGTTATTTTATGGTATGTGAGACGTATGGAGCAGGTTCGAATCCTGCCGTCTCAATCACCCAGAGATTACACGCTGTGACATTGCGGAATGTAATCAAAGCAAAAAGAATCACGGAACTTTGCGATGTCCGCCGTGAATTAACACCCTTATTTGACATTGGCGTTCCCTTGAGGAGAATACGCAATCTGGGTTCGGTGTTAATGATTAAGACTTAGCAACGCCTCTTAACATGCGTACCAGCGCTAAGTCGATTGATTAACCGCAAGTAAAACAAGGGTCGCAACCTTGCTTGTGGTTAGTAGGTACAACGGTTGTAAGTCGGTTCGATTCCGACTGTTCCTGTTTGATAAATAGAAGTGTCCCAAAATGGGGTAGGCAATAGGCTTAGCATTCATTTGCTATTTATCTATGGTTAACCAATTAGTCATCACATTGTGGTGGCTTTTTATTATGGAGGTCAGGGTATGAGGCCACAGAAGTTAACTATCGCAGGTGGTAGACGTACAACAGTTGACTACGATGACAGATCAGCAGAGTATCGTGACTATAATCGTAATCGCTGGAAGTACGATAAACAAGTCAAACAGTTTTATAACTCAAGAATATGGAGAGAGACAAGTAAGCAAGTATTACTTCAGAACGATTATATCTGTGCTATGTGTGGTGGCGAAGCGACTATGACTGACCACATTGTATCAGTCAAACAAGATTGGAACAAAAGATTAGATTTGAATAACTTGCAAGCAAGCTGTAAAGCATGTAATGATAGCAAAGCGATAAGGGAAAGACGTAAAAACAATTACTAGAAAAACGGGTGTAAAAATTAACAACAGTACGTTAATATTCGGAAACTACCCCCTTCATTTTTAAACGGGGCTATATTGTTCGGAAACTTAAGAACGCGCCCTTTTCCGTGCAAAAAATTCCCTTTTTGAAATTTTTAAAACTGTAAAGTTCGTGTAAAGGAGGTCTTATGGGAAGAAATTTAAAGCTAGTCGAAACGACAAAAAAGCATCTTACGAAAGAAGAAAAAATAGTGCGAGAAACCGCGCAAAATAAGGCGTCTGACGGTCTTAAAAAGTTGCAAAAGACACCTCCTGAACACTTTAATAATGTAGCTAAGTACGAGTATAGGAGAATCATAGAAGACCTCCAAAACCTACCCCTAAGAAATCTCGATAGAGGGCTATTAGAGTTATATTGCACATGGTATGCTATCTACAAAGAAACAAGTAGAAAACTAGATGAGGTTGGTTATTTTACGAATGATCCAGACAAAGGCATTATTCCTAGTCCGCTTATTTTAACACTAGAAAAAGCCACAGCGAATATTAGAAGTAGCGCAAGTCAGCTTGGTTTGACTGTGGATAGTCGGATGAAAATGTTTATTCCTAAAGAAGAGGAAAAGCCTAAGAGTATTTTTGATAAATTTGGAGGATAAAAAGAAAGGGGGTCATGACAATAGAATACGATTATTCAGCAATCAGCGACATCTATAAAGATGACGCTTTTTATTATGCAAAAATGGTCGTTGACGAACAGATAAAATCAAGTAAGAAGGTATTTAGAGCTTGTTTAAGACATTTGAATGACCTCAAAAAAATAGATGGTGATAATTTTAAATTCATCTATTTACCAGAAAAAGCAGCTGATCCAATTAACTTTATTGAGATTTTGCCAGATGTAAAAACGGGGAAACCTTACCCGTTGGCGATGTTCCAGAAGTTTATTATTGGGAATTTATATGGATGGCGAAAGAAAACAGATCATTCCTTGAGACGTTTTAGAAAAGCTATGATTTCTGTTGCTCGTAAAAACGGCAAAACAATTCTGATAGCTGGTATCTTGCTTTATGAATTTTTGTTTGGCCATAACCCATCTATGAGCAGACAATTGTTTTGTACTGCAAATGATAGAACGCAGGCTAAAATCGCTTGGGATATGGCAAAGAAGCAGTTATCATCTCTCAGAGCGAAGGACGCTGATGTCAGAAAGGCTACAAAAATTGTCCGTGATGAGCTTAAAAACTTACATGACGAATCATATATCAGAGCACTTAGTCGAGATACTGGGGCTGTAGATGGATTTGAGCCTTATGTTGGCGTTTTGGATGAATTTGCAGCATCGAAGACGAATGAAATGTTAGAACTTTTAGAATCTGGTCAAGGTCAGCTTGATAACCCGTTTATCTTGATTATTTCGACGGCAGGGATGGATTTGAATGTCCCTATGCACACAATTGAGTATCCATACATCACTAAAATACTAGACGGAGAAATTGTAGATGATGGCTATTTTGGTTATGTCGCAGAACAGGACAACGAAGAGGAAATTAAAGACGAATCAAACTGGATAAAATCAAATCCAATCCTTGAGGTTGAAGCTTTACATGATAAGCTAATGGATTACCTGAGAACGCGTCGTAGAGTGTCCCTTGAAACTGGTGAAATCAATAAAGTATTAATCAAAAACTTTAACATGTGGCGTCAGTCTAGTGAGGAATCTTACATCGATAAAACGACTTGGGAACTTGCTCGGATTGATAAGCCAGATACTAATAAGCGGAGAGTTTGGTTAGGTGTTGACGTTGGTCGTGTTAGCGACTTATTTGCTATCACACCAGTTGTTATGATGGATGATTTTTGGTATATCGACAGCTTTTCTTTTGTGGCTACCAAATATGGTTTAACTGCTAAAGAAAAGCGGGATGGCGTATCTTATAGCAACCTTGAATGCCAAGGTTATTGCGAGATAACCACCCTAGAAAGTGGTGTCATCGATGATGAACGTGTACTCGAAAAAATTGAAGAGATGGTCTACTCAAACGACTGGGAAATTAATGGAATTTGTTTTGACCCTTATCAATTTGGAACATTACTTACAATGATTGAAAAAAGGCATCCAGAGTGGCCTCTGATTGAGGTTAGTCAAACGACAATGGTTTTGAACATGCCGACAAAACAATTTCGTGACGACCTCAAAAAAGGCAAAATAAAGCACTCTGGTAACCCTTTGCTAACCATGGCTGTTAACAATGCTTATATTAAAACTGATAATAATGGTATGAGGATTGATAAGAATAAGAATAGCAATAAGATTGACCCGCTTGATGCTGCTCTTGATGGCTACGCTGTTTGTTACTTAGAACCGTTCGATGGTTCTGGCTACTGGACAAATGAAAAAATAATAGGAGGAGAATCGCTGTTTTGATTGATTTTATTTTAAAAAACATACACACATTAATCTTGTTAGCTGGACTAGGTTTATTGATGTATGGGTTGTTTTTGTTTGGTGATAAAGTCGGTTTTATTGCCAGTGGTCTTATTTTAATTGTTTTAGCTATCTATGTAGATAGCGTAGGAGGAAAACGTGAATAAACGCATTAAGAAAAAACGAAAATTGGAAACAGCTATTGTGTTGCTAATTAAAGAAGTCGCCGAATTACGATCCATCGTGTCAGCAAATGCCAAAGCTACAAATAACGAGCTTGCAGCAGTTAAATCAGCGATACTAGACAATCAAGTAGCCATCAAGTCAATTGGTGATGAGGTTGGTCACATCAAGCAAAATTATAAGCGCAAGTGGCGGAAATAGATGTTAATGGTTTAGAAAGGAGGTGAGAAATCGATGAGTTTTTTCCGACCTTTGGGCAGTTCAAAGGTGTCCTACGATGACTATATATCATCTGTTTTAGCTGGTGATGTCTCTCAAAAATACTTAGGGGTGTCGGCTTTGAAGAATAGCGATATTTTAACAGCAACGTCTATTATAGCTGGGGATATTGCTAGGTTCCCGCTTATTAAAAAGGATGTTAATGGGGACATTATCCATGATGAGGATATTAATTATCTTTTAAATGTTAAATCTACAAAAAATGCGAGCGCCAGGACATGGAAATTTGCTATGGCAGTAAATGCCATTTTGACTGGTAATTCTTTTTCGCGTATTTTGAGAGATCCAAAGACTAATCAAGCTTTGCAATTCCAATTTTACAGGCCATCAGAAACAACAGTAGAGGAAACGGATAGTCACGAAATCATCTACACTTTTACTGATACGTTAACAGCAAAACAGGTTAAATGCTTTGCTCATGATGTTGTACACTGGAAGTTTTTTAGTCACGACACAATCCTTGGCAGGTCTCCGCTACTGTCTTTAGGAGATGAGATTGATTTGCAAACTGGCGGCATCAATACCTTAATTAAATTCTTCAAAGATGGATTTTCTAGCGGTATCTTAACCATGAAAGGTGCTCAATTAAGCGGAGACGCACGGCAGCGAGCACGTCAAGAGTTTGAGAAAATGCGCGAGGGTTCGGTCGGTGGCAGTCCGTTAGTGTTTGATAGTACCATGGAATACACGCCGCTTGAAATTGATACTAACGTATTGCAGTTAATCACTAGTAACAATTTTTCAACAGCGCAAATCGCAAAAGCTTTGCGGGTTCCTAGCTACAAGCTTGGTGTTAACAGTCCAAACCAATCTGTTGCGCAGTTGATGGAAGATTATGTTACAAATGATTTACCGTTTTATTTTGATGCTATCACAAGTGAGTTAGGGCTTAAGACGCTAAGTGATGAGGACAGGCGTTTATATCGTATCGAGTTTGATACACGAAGCGTCACAGGTCGCAATGTTGATGAGATTGTCAAATTGGTTAATAACCAAATCTTGACGCCTAACCAAGGCCTCGTGGAACTTGGTAAGCAAAAATCAACGGATCCAAACATGGATAGGTACCAGTCGAGTCTAAACTACGTCTTTTTAGACAAAAAAGAAGAATATCAAGACAAGGTTGGTATCAAAGGGAAAGGAGGTGAGGTAAATGCCAAAGAGGATAAATCTTAAAGGGCCGCTAATTGCAAATAACTCTCAAGAAGTTTACGACTATTACGGAATGGAAGCTGCTAGCGCTAAAAGCATTATCGAGAAACTACCTGAAGACAATAGCGACATTATTTTGGAAGTTAATTCAAACGGCGGTCTTGTTACAGTAGGGAGTGAAATCTATACCGCTTTGCGAAATTACAAAGGTAAAGTGATAGCTGAAATTACAGGTATGGCTGCTAGTGCGGCATCCGTTGCTGTTATGGGAGCAGATAAAGTTGTCATGAGTCCAACAGCGCAGATGATGGTACACAAGGCTTTGTTTAATTGGGTGGCTGGTAATAGTGATGATTTAGATAAGGCTTCTAATGCTTTGAAATCAAGTGATAAAGCTATTGTTAATGCTTACGTTGCGAAAACAGGCTTACCAGAAGACGAAATCATGGAACTAATGAAAAATGAAACCTTTATGTCTGCTCAAGACGCTGTTGAAAAAGGTTTTGCTGATGAAGTGATGTCTTTTGAAGCGGTGGCCAGCATCGATAACCAAATGTTGCCACAAGCTGTTATTGACGACTATTACGCAAACAGAAGTAAGCGCAAGCAAGAGATTGGCAATATGTTGCTAGAAATTGAAAAAGAAGAAATTTTACAAGGGCTATGAGCTCTTTTTTATTGGAGGAATTTATGTTCGAAGAAAAAATCAAAGAAATTAAAGCGACTATCGCTAGTTTAAACCAAGCGATTGCTACGAAAACAACAGAAGTAAAAAGTGCTTTGGAATCAGATGACCTTGAAACTGCTCGCTCAATTAAAGCAGAAATTGAAGAAGCTAAAGCAAACCTAGCAGAAGCAGAAAATGACTTGAAATTGTATGAAGCTAGCATTGAAAAAGGCGGTGCAGAAAATACTGGAGGAAAAGAAGTGCCACAAGAAACTAAAACATACCGCGAAAGCGTTAATGAGTTTATCCGTTCAAAAGGAACAGTAACTAACGAAGCTTTGCGTTTCGAAGGGAAAGACGAGGTTCTTATCCCACTTAACCAAACGACTCCTGTAAATCCTAAAACGGACGGTGTTAAGAAAACAGATGTGAAACCTGTTTCTAGTGAAGAAATCTTATACACACCAGCTCGTGAGATTAAAACAGTCGTTGATTTGAAGCAATTTACTAGCATTCACCTAGCTAAAAAAGCATCAGGTAAATGGCCAGTGTTACAACGTGCGACTGAAAAAATGATTAGCGTTGAAGAATTGGAAAAAAATCCAAAGCTTGCTAAACCAAAATTTAAAGACGTAGAGTGGAAAGTCGAGACTTACCGCGGAGCTATCCCGTTGTCTCAAGAGTCAATTGACGATGCAGATGTTGATTTAGTTGGAATTGTTGCCGAGACAATCGGTCAAATGAAAGTTAATACAACAAACGACGCTATCGCAACAGTTCTCAAAAAATTTGAAGCTAAGACAGTAAAAAACTTGGATGAAATCAAGAAGCTTCTCAACGTTGAATTAGATCCTGCTTACAATGTGTCATTTATTGTATCTCAAAGCTTTTATCAAACAATGGATACACTAAAAGATAAGAATGGTCGTTATCTACTCCAAGACTCAATCACTTCTGTTTCTGGGAAAGTATTCCTTGGAAAACCTGTTTTTGTACTAGCTGATGAAGTTTTAGGTAAAGACACAGCCTTTATTGGAGATTTTAAGCGTGGTGTATTATTCGCAGATCGCAAAGACTTAGGTTTGCGTTGGGTCGATAATGACATTTACGGTCAATTCTTGCAAGCAGTACTTCGATTTGGTGTCGCTAAGGTAGATGACAAAGCTGGCTACTATGTGACATTCAAGCCAGAACAATTGCCCTTATAAGGCCACTGAAGAAGTGGCGAAACCAACTAGTAAGAGCACTGTCGAGGACATTAAGCGCTATTTAACAAGCAAGGGAATTGACTTTAGTGGCAAGACCTTGAAATCAGATTTGCTTGCATTAGCAGGCGTTGAAGAGGTATAGCTATGGCTGTATCGAAAGAGCTATTAGACAGTGTAAAACTCTATTGTAAAATTGACTTTGATTTTGAAGACGACATCATCAAAGAAATGATTGAATCTGCTCAAGAACAAATCTGTTTTGCAATAGAAGATGAGTCAACTCCTAAAATGTTTGAAGGTCACGCTAAATTTGCTTTAGCTGTCAAAAAGCAAGTCAAGGAGGAGTACGACCATCGCGGTTTGTCTGCGGATAGTTTTCGCTATCCGTTGGCAAATGGCGTTTTAAATATCATCCATCAATTACGATTGCGGGGTGATGATTCATGATTACACGCAAAATGAACACAAGGATAACGATTTTCAGCCAGTCGGGTGGTCAGAATGACGATGGCGAAGTTGTATCTGCTATCAGAAAAGACTTATATACCTGTTGGGCAGAAGTATTGAAAACGCAGTTAAGAGACTTTAATTACCAATCAAAGTTTCAAAACGCTAGCAATCTGCCGACAAATAAGGATACAAAAGTTTTTTTAATTAGGTATAACCCTGAATTATCCATAGATAACACGATGTTTGTTGAGTTTGACAAGCGCATTTATAAGATAGATAAAATCGAATCTGACGAATCTGGCAAAGATATCACCATGATAAGTGGAGTAAGCATGTCATGACAAAGGGTTTAGATGAAATATTAGCTAATCTGACAAAGCTTGAAGTAAAAGCCCCAAAAACCGCAAAAGCTGCCGTGACTAAGGTTGCGAAAGAATTTGAGAAGACCCTCAAATCAAATACCCCTGTTTATGAGATTGAAACAGATGAGCGGCTACAAGAAGATACAGTTATCAGCGGTTTTAAAGGCGCTAATGCTGGGATTGTATCTAAGGAAATCGGTTACGGTAAAGCCACAGGTTGGCGTGCGCATTATCCAAATGATGGTACGATTTACCAACAAGGACAAGACTTTAAGGAAAAGACGATTAATCAGATGACATCAAGGGCTAGACAAATCTATGCTGAAAAAGTCAAGGAGGGACTAGGACTTTGATTGCTGAAACAGCAGCTTATAAATTATTAAGTAATGATAAGACGCTAAATGAGCTGTTGGATAGGCTCAGAGGCGGTACTTTTAAAAATGGATTTAAGCAAGGCATATTTACATATGATATCCCAGATAATCCAGTTGACTTGCGAAAGGTAGAACTAGCGCCATTTATGCGTATCAAAACAACGTTAGATGGTCCTACCGATTATGCTGATGACGAGATACTTTGTAATGAGCAACGTATCACCATCAATTTTTGGTGTAAAACAGCATCAGAATCTGAACAGATTGCGAAATGTATAGATGATATTTTAAAAAAAGGCGGTTTTGAAAGATACACCGCAAACGAAAAACCAAGGTATAAAGATAGCGATATTGACTTACTCATGAATGTAAGGAAATACCGCTATTTTGATTTTTATTAAAAAGAAAGAGGACAAAATGGGGAAAGTAAAATTTGGACTACGTGATTTTTACTACGGAGTGTTAGATGACAAAGACATGGTTAAGGATAAAGGGAAGGGTATTAAACATCTACCTGGAATGAAATCCGCAAAACTTGACATTACCAATGAATTGGTCACTGTGCCAGCAGACGATGGACCTTACGTTGTATTATCAGGTGGAATCAGCGAGACAAAACTTGAAATCGAGTTGTTAGATTTAACATCAGATGCACGCAAAGATTTCTTTGGGATCACAGTAGAAAAAGGTGTTGAGAAGTACAACAAAAACCTAACGCCAAATGACATTGTTTGTTTATTTAGGACTAGCGATGAAAACGGTAAGGCGATTTGGATTGCGTTGCTTAAAGGGAAATTTAATCTTCCTGGAATGGAGGCACAAACAAAAGAAGGCGCACCTGATCCGAAACCAGATACTACAACGGGTAACTTTGTTGCCCGCGGACCAAAAGAAGAAGTGCTTTTAGTTGGACGTGAAGATAACAAAGGTTTTGAACTCAATGATTTTTTAAAATGTGTGTTTAATGGTTGTCAAGATGTGGATATCAAAGAAATACCAATTGCGGAAAAAATAAGTTTGCCTATGTAATTTTTAAGGTCGCATTTAAGCTGCGACCTTTTATTTTTGATAAGGAGTAGATATGTACGAAATTACCTTAAAAAAAGGCGGTGTTGATAAGGAATTTAAAAAAGACTTTATCAATGTCGAAGATAATTTGTTGGCTATTGAGCATCAAGTCAGACAGAGTGCTCTGTTTGGTGATGACAAACGCCGCTTAGAGTCTAAAGCCCACAGAAAGTTAAACGAATCTTACTTGCAAATGTTTGTTGATATGTATGCAGGTCAGTTTACAGTCGATGATTTAAAGCAATCTGACATGAGTGTTTTAAATACACTTAATGACCTGTACATTGCAGCACTCGGTGGAGAGCAAGAGGAAGAACAAGCCGAAAAAAAGGAACAATAACACCACAAGAGGCTAAAGAAAATTTACTCTTGTGGATACAAAGCCTTTTGAAAAACGGTTATACCATTTTAGATATTAAAAAAATGCGCTTATCAGACATCGAATTGATGGTACAAGCACTAGAAATTGAAACTGTCGAAAAAGAAGAAGTGATTGAAACGACCTTGGATAAGGCATTCCCATTCCTTTTCGGCTAGAAAGGAGACTAAATGGGGAATATAGGTGATTTGGTAGCAACAGCTACATTAGACATATCACCCTTTATGTCAAACACAAGAAACCTAAAAACCTACATGAAAGGCTTAGATAACTCGTTAAAAGCAGTTGAAAAGAGCTTTCAAGGGCATGGCGGGCGGATTAAAGGTCTTAAAGCGGTCTATGCTGAAACAGGTAGTGCATTAAAAGGTTACCAAGAATTACTAAAAACTCAGTCACAAAAATATAGCGACCTAAAAAAAGAGATAGGTGATGTTAATAACGCTACTGCTGAGCAAAAACAAAAATTAATTGGCGCTAAATCAGCCATGCTAGAAACAGCAGCGCAAGTGGCGGAATTGCAAAACAGATTACGAGCTTTAGCCACTGAAACTAGCGTCTTTACAAGATTTGGTAAAGCTGCTGAAAGAATTGGCGGGAAGATGAAGTCATTCGGCGATTCTGTCGCCGGTGTAGGTGCTGCATTTACAAGAGGAGTTACAGCTCCGATTGTTGCAGGAGCTGGTTATGCTATTAAAGCGGCTGTCGATTATGAATCTGCTTTTGCCGGTGTCAAGAAAACCGTGGATGAAACGGCGACGGTATCCTATGCTAAGTTGTCGCAAGGCATTAGACAAATGGCCAAAGAGTTGCCAGCCAGTGCTGTTGAAATCGCTCACGTTGCAGAAGCAGCAGGTCAATTAGGAGTTAAGACAGGAGATATTCTTAGTTTCTCTCGTACAATGATTGATTTAGGAGAATCTACCAATTTATCTGCAGAGGAAGCGGCGACGTCTATTGCTAAAATTGCAAATATTACAGGTCTAGCATCATCTGAGTATTCGCGTTTTGGAAGTGCTGTCGTTGCGTTAGGGAATAACTTTGCGACAACTGAAAGAGACATTGTTGCAATGACCAATCGTATAGCAGCATCTGGTAAGCTTGCGGGATTAACTAATCAGGAGATGTTAGCTTTAGCTACAGCAATGTCAAGCGTTGGTATAGAGGCGGAGGCTGGTGGTACAGCAATGACTCAATCATTATCAGCTATTGAACGTGCAGTCGCATCTGGAGGCGATAATTTAAATAAATTTGCTCAGATAGCTAACATGTCCTCAGCCGATTTTGCTAGAGCGTGGAAAGAAAAGCCAATTGTCGCATTGCAAGAGTTTATTAAGGGGCTTGGTCAACTTGATAAAAAAGGCGAAAGTGCCACAAAAGTACTTGATGAGTTAGGATTAAGCGGTATTCGCCAGTCTAACATGTTGAAATCATTAGGTTTAGCATCTGAAACATTAGGAAAGGCACTTGGAATTTCCAATAAGGCTTGGAAAGAAAACACGGCGTTGACTGACGAAGCTAACAAACGTTACGAGACAACAGAGTCTAAGCTGAAAATGCTTAAAAACGAAGTCAATGATGTAGCCATAGAATTTGGTGGTCCTTTGGTTGACGCTCTGAGAAACGGGCTCGAAGCAGGGAAGCCAATCATCCAAATGGCGGCTGACTTAGCTAAACAATTTAACTCGCTCGACAAAGAGCAACAGCAGCAAATTATCAAGTGGGGACTTATTGCAGCCGCCGCTGGGCCGGCTTTATCTATTTTGGGTAAGGGTATTGGTGTTATCGGCGGAACCATTCAAGCTATCGGCAAGATGAGCAAAGGGATTGGTGCTTTATCTGGTTGGCTACGCACGTTTAAAGCCGGTGCAGTAGCAGCAAGTGCTGGAGCTGAAGCTGCGGCGACCTCAATGGGTGGTATGGCCGGAGCGGTTGCCTTACTAAGTAACCCAGTAACGTGGGGTGTTTTGCTAGGTGGCGCAGCTGTTATTGGTATTGGTTTAATTGCTGATAGCATGTATAAAGCCCAAAAACGCACGGAAGAGTGGGGAACCGCTGTTTCCGCGACAGAAGCAACTGCACTAAGTAACTTTAAGAAAAAAGTTGACGAAACTAACACTTCTTTGCAAATGTTCGAGGCAGGCGCAGGTAGCGTTAAGAAAGTGACTGAAGCTTTCGATGATTTGGTCGGAAGTATTGAAAAGTTAGCTCAATCAAAATTAGATAAGAATATAAACTTAGCTAAAAAATTAGGATTGTCAGAAGAAACCATAAATGCTTTGAAATCCAAAACTGAATCAGTGGTTAACAATGTTAAAAGCATGAACACCCAGATTAAAGCAATCATGGAGAAGCACAATGGTGACATGAGCCAGTTGTCAAGCGCTGAGAAAGAACTTGTTTTGCGAAATCAGAGAGAAATGATTATTGCTCAACTTGATTTAATGAAGTTTTCTGCATCAGAAAAGAAAGCTTTAACAGCAGCTTTGAATAACGAGTTAGATGCGCTAAATGCAAGGCAGTTGGAAAAAGTGTCTGAAAATACCGTCAAGATGCTTGATAAAGAAAACTCTGCATATAAAACAAAAAAAGCAGAGTTAAAAGAGATTTTGAAGCAATTTGGCAGCGACACTAGTAAATTGAGTGCTGAAGAGTTGGCTGCTAGACAGGAAGTTTTGAATAGACTTACAGAACTTAATATGCAGCACAACCTAAAAACCAAAGCTTTGAATGATCAGTATCTTGCTATCCAGAGGGAGCGAGTCCAACGGTTAAAAGAATCTGGTAAAAGTCAAGAGGAAATCCACCGCGGCATAAGTCAAATGGCGTCAGATATGGCTCAGAAGCTTGGCATTAGCTATGATGACGCTTATCGCAAACTGGCTTACTATACCGAAAAATCCGGTGAAACGTTGAAAGTTTTATCACGTAATACCGCTAATGCTACTGCAGAGGTAGCAGCAGCAAATGCTCAATGGGACAGTTTGTTTACGAGTGATAATCCACAACAAAGTTTAAACGAATTGTTATCAACGGCAGAAGGTTGGAATAGCTTTGAAATCATGGTTAAGAACGCTGATGTTGAACCGACGGGGAGAGCCGCACTTGCTGAAATGCTAGTAGCTGGTGGCCAATGGCAAAACATGACGTTAGAACAGAAAAAATTGGTTGTGGATGGTCAACAGGCTATGATTGAAATCTTTGATAGCAAAGAATTACTAGCACAATGGCAAGCGTTGACACCGGAAGAAAAAGTTCTGTTAGCGAAAAACTTAACACAAGAACCAACTATGTCCGCTCAACAAGCTCTTGATAGCGTTAAACAAACAGTACCTGCTGATGTGAATGCTACGGATAAAACAGCAGGTGATACTCAGTCGGCGCAAAGTAAGATTGATAATGTCAAGCAGAAAGCGCCAGCCGATGTGAAGGCATCGGATAAGACTAGACCAGATGTTGCAAGCGCCAATAGGGCAGTCAATAGTCCTAAACAAAATAGTCCAGCTGTTATTAGAGCACAAGATAACGCAAGCGGCGTTGCAGAAAATGTTATATGGTCACTGGCTAGAATCCCAAGAAGTGTTACAACAACCATTACAACGTTTGTCCGTAAGATTTTCGGACACGAAAAAGGGACTGATTTCCACCCTGGCGGGTTAGCTGTGGTCAATGACCAAAAAGGGGCGCTATATAGAGAGTTAGTTACCTTACCGACTGGAGAATCATTTATCCCAACTGGTCGAAACGTTATCCTCCCTCTACCGAGAGGGTCAAAAGTTTTAAAGGCCAGCCGAACAAAACAGTTATTCCCGCACTATGCAAATGGAATAGGTTTTGATGATACAAAAATCGCTAGCTTAACAACTCGTCTTAAATCTGTGCAAGATAAAGGAACTGTAGTCGTTAACGCTGATCCACAACTTGCCGAGTTGATTAAGCTGCTTAAAGACAGAGATGACAGAAATGTCACAAACAACTATACACTAAACGCTACTAATAGCAGTAGTTCAGAAGATATGTTTAGTCAAGAAAACATGAGACGGCTACTCAGAGAATTAGCTTACTACACAAAAGGTGAAGAAGGGAGGTTAGCTTAGTGAGATACATTGAGTTTAACGGAACTAAAAGCAATGATTTAGGTTTGTTGCTAGAACGCGAGCGGTCAATTAAGTCGACAAATAATGACGTTGATTTAATCGAAGTAGCTGGACGTGACGGTGTACTCTTAAAAGACAATGGTCGTTTAAAAGTTATCGAACAAGACTTCCCTTTTTCCTTGGTCGGTAATGTGACTGTTAATCAGCAAAAAATAAGCGAGTGGTTGCACGTCAAAGGTTGGCATGACTTAGCTTTGTCTTGGGACAAGGACTATATCTATCGGGCTAGTGTTGTCAATCTTTTTGAAATAGACGAGATACTTAAGCAATTTGGTAGATTAAAGGTTAATTTCTTAATCCACCCTATCAAATACTTAAAAACGGGTAAGCAAAAAGTGACTCTTGTAAATGGTGGTACTCTACAAAATCCCGGCAATATTCAGGCTAAACCTATTTTAAAAATCGAAGGTACAGGCGGTGGGGTTTTAACCATTAATGGCTTTGAGACAGGGCTAGAAAACGTCCAAGGTGAGCTTGTGATAGACATGGAAAGGCATCTTGTCTATAAAGATGCTTTATCGGCTTGGAATAACATCGTGCGGACAGAGCGCCACCGTATGCCTTTATTTGACGTTGGTCAAAATAAAATCTCGTGGACTGGTAGCTTTACAATTACCGCAGTGCCAAACTGGGGGGTTAAAGTATGATACCAGTTTTGTATGAGGCTAAGGAAACCAAATTTAGGACTTTTGGTCTCGGTGAGATTGCGGATGCTTATGAGGTTAAAGCCACTCGTGAGCGCAATGGTAATTACTCACTGTACATCAAATATCCGCTAGATGGTGTCTTTGCCTCAGTTTTTAAAGAGGAAATGAAGATTAAGTCTGACGCTGGTCGTAGAACCAAATGGCAGACTTTTGAGATTAATCGGGTACTACGAAATAGTAAAGACCACATCGAGATTTTTGCGCGTCATATCTCTATGCGCACACAGGATATTGCTTTAAAACCGTTTGTAAACGGTGCGAGCGTAGGAGCCGAATCAGCTTTAGAAATCTGGAAGAAAAACCTTGTCGGTGATGATAAGTTTGACGTTAAAAGCGACATCTTAACGCTTGGCAGCTTTAACTGGGAAATTGATAAAATCGGCAATGCCCGTGGTGCTCTAGGAGGTGTCGCTGGCTCTATCCTAGATGTTTACGGTGGTGAGTACGAGTTTGACAACCGTACAATCATCTTACGCAAGCAAATGGGGCGTAAAGCTCCCACGGTATTGGAGTATGGCCGTAATATCGTCAGCGTAGAGGAGGAGCGATTGCTAGATGGCAATTACACCTCTATCTATCCTTACGTAAGATATACGCCACAACCAAAACCGCAAGAGGGACCCCCTGGTAAGCCGCATGTAGGCGAGCATAAACAACCCGAAGAACAGCTAGTGACATTGCCTGAATTTATCCTAGATGGTCAGTATCTCAGCTTATATGCTCAGCGCAGAATCCAAATGGTTGATTTATCAAGTCATTTTAACGATGACAAAAATAAAAAAGAGCCAACAGTCAAAGAAATTAGAAAGCTGGCTCAGAAATACCTTAAGGATAATAACGTAGGCGCACCTAAAGTCAGTATCGAGGTTGATTATATTGACTTGTCACAAACACTTGACTACCAAGATTTTAGGGTCATGGAGGAGGTTGAGCTTTGCGACATTGTGCCGCTTTATTATCCAAAGTTTGGCATCACGACTGAGTCTGAAAAAGTAGTTGAGATTGTCTATGACGTCTATACAGATAGCAACCATACAATAAAGCTTGGCACGATTGGTCAATCAATCTCTAAGAGTTTAACTGGCGGGGTCTCAGAGCGTATCAATGCGCTGGAAAATAACCAAAAGGTTATCACCAACAGCCAAAAACAGTTTGAGCTTAATCTGCCTAAATACTTAAACGACCTCAATGGTAACCGTGTCTGGTACGAAAAACCAGATGACAATATTGAGCATAAGATAGGCGACTACTGGTTTGAGAAAAATGGGAAGTATCAGCGCACATGGATTTGGGATGGCAATCAATGGGTCAAAGTACTGGATACAGAGGATTTAAATCCTAACCAACGGGCTTTTGATGAGGCAATGGCGGAAATCGAAAAAGCCAAAAAAGCACAGGAAGAAATCAACCAGCGTACTGACAAAGAGCTAGAGGAATTCCGAGCCACCCTCAAAAACCTAGCGTTACCAGAGGAAGCGATTAAAAAAATCACAGAGGCTATCAAAGTTGATGACATCCCGTCTATTAAACAAAGCTTTGATGACCTCAAAAATAGAGTGAGTGAGACAAGCGAAGAATCTCGTTTAACTGCCGAAATTTTAGGGAATAACGGTAAGACCCGCTACAACAAAAATTTATTGGTTGGCGACCCTAACCGTGTTAAAAAAATTGATGAGGATTACATCGAGGTAGAAGCCAACGACGGTGGTTTTAAGCGTGGCGAGACCTACACGATTAGCTTTAGCCAGACTTGTGAGCTACTCAAAAAAGTGGCTGTCACGCTGACACAGGCTAACAACAAGGGAGTTAAGTTAGTGCTGACACCAACTAAAGCAAAAATGGAGTCGCAGACCTTTGACCTCACTAAAGATAAAGAGGTTATCAGTGTTTATCCGTTTAGCTACACAGTGCTTGTAACCAGCGACTGGTATAAATCTAAGCAGATAGATTTAAACGCGTCGGAGGTGAAGGAATTGGCTCTGGAGATGGATTATAAAGAGATTGCAGATGCCAAAGGTGCAACTATCACAGGGGCATGGTCAGACAGTCCACAAATTATATTAGACGGAGGTAAAAAATGAGTGAAAATATACCGCTGCGAGTCCAATTTAAGCGGATGACTGCTAGCGAGTGGGCTCGTAGTGATGTCATCTTACTGGAGAGTGAGATAGGCTTTGAGACAGACACAGGTTTTGCCAGAGCAGGTGATGGCCACAATCGATTTAGTGAACTTGGATACATTAGCCCACTCGATTACAATCTACTGACTAACAAGCCAAATATCGATGAATTAGCGACAAAAGTCGAGACCGCTCAGAAACTACAACAAAAAGCAGATAAAGAGACCGTCTATACAAAAGCTGAATCGAAGCAAGAGCTTGACAAGAAATTAAATCTCAAAGGTGGCGTTATGACAGGTCAACTAAAATTTAAGCCAGCCGCCACTGTTGCTTATTCCTCGTCAACGGGTGGAGCGGTCAATATTGACTTGTCGTCTACCAGAGGTGCTGGTGTTGTTGTCTATTCTGACAATGATACCAGTGATGGGCCGTTAATGAGCTTGCGGACGGGTAAAGAGACCTTTAATCAATCGGCGCTTTTTGTCGATTATAAGGGGACAACAAATGCCGTTAATATTGCGATGCGTCAGCCAACCACCCCCAATTTTTCATCGGCGCTTAATATTACTAGCGGCAATGAAAATGGTAGTGCAATGCAGCTACGAGGGTCAGAAAAAGCGCTAGGAACGCTAAAAATTACTCATGAGAACCCAAGTATTGGAGCGGATTATGATAAAAATGCGGCAGCGTTATCCATTGATATTGTCAAAAAGACAAACGGTGCAGGAACAGCCGCTCAGGGAATCTACATTAACTCAACCTCAGGCACGACAGGGAAGTTGCTTAGGATTAGAAACCTTAGTGATGATAAGTTCTACGTCAAGTCTGACGGTGGTTTTTATGCCAAGGAAACTTCGCAGATTGATGGCAACCTGAAACTCAAGGACCCCACAGCGAATGATCATGCGGCAACCAAAGCTTATGTAGATAAAGCAATTTCTGAGTTAAAAAAACTCATACTAAAAAAATAGATTAAGGAGGATAAATGAGCAGAGACCCAACACTTATTTTAGACGAGTCAAACCTCGTTATTGGTAAGGATGGACGTGTGCATTACACATTTACCGCAGAGGACGACAACCCAAAAGTCAGACTAGCTAGCAAGTGTCTAGGCACAGCGCATTTTAATCAGCTCATGATTGAGCGAGGAGACCAAGCTACTAGCTATGTTGCGCCAGTAGTAGTTGAGGGTACAGGTAATCCGACTGGACTATTTAAAGACCTCAAAGAGATTAGCTTAGAGCTGACAGATACTGCTAATTCCCAGCTTTGGTCAAAAATCAAGCTGACTAACCGTGGTATGTTGCAGGAATACTACGACGGTAAGATCAAGACCGAGATAGTCAACTCCGCCAGAGGTGTCGCTACACGTATCAGCGAGGATACTGATAAAAAGCTAGCGCTCATCAATGACACCATTGATGGTATCAGGCGTGAGTATCGAGATGCTGATAGGAAGCTATCCGCAAGCTATCAGGCAGGCATCGAGGGGCTAAAAGCCACAATGGCCAATGATAAAATCGGTTTACAAGCTGAGATTAAAGCCTCAGCACAAGGGCTATCGCAAAAGTATGATAACGAGCTAAGACAGTTATCGGCTAAGATCACAACAACCTCATCAGGCACGACCGAGGCTTACGAAAACAAGCTCAACAGCTTACGTGCTGAGTTTACTCGCTCAAATCAAGGCACGAGGACAGAACTCGAGTCACAAATTAGCGGACTAAGAGCGGTACAACAGACAACCGCTAGCCAAATCTCACAAGAGATACGTAACCGTGAAGGTGCTGTCAGTCGTGTACAACAGGGCCTAGACAGTTACCAACGACGATTACAGTCCGCAGAGGGTAATTACAACAGTTTGAGAGAGACTGTAGCGGGTTATGAGCGCAGGATATCCAATCAGGATAACACTATCTCCTCTAACTTTACTCAGCTAAAGACTTTGATAGATCAGTCTGTGACCTTGGAGAAGGTCCAGTCGCTCTTGCGGCAATCTGGTGATAGTATCATGCTCGCGATTAAGGACAAGTTGCCTAAGAGCAAGATGTCTGGTAATGAGATAATCTCAGCGATTAACCTAAACTCCCACGGTGTGCAAATAGCTGGTAAAAACATCACTCTTGATGGCAATACCACTGTCAACGGCGCTTTTACCACAAAGATTGCCAACGCTATCAAAATCAAGGCTGACCAGATTATCGCAGGAGTGATTGACGCTGCTAAGATTAGAGTGATTAATCTAAACGCCAGCAGTATCGTTGGTTTAGACGCTAACTTTATCAAAGCTAAAATTGGCTATGCTATCACTGATTTGCTCGAGGGTAAGGTCATTAAGGCTCGTAATGGAGCGATGCTTATCGACTTAAATACAGCTAAGATGGACTTTAATAGCGATGCCACAATTAATTTTAATAGCAAAAACAATGCCTTAGTACGTAAAGATGGCACACATACTGCCTTTGTACATTTTAGTAATGCGACGCCCAAAGGTTATACAGGGTCAGCGTTGTATGCATCGATCGGGATAACCTCATCTGGTGACGGTGTTAACTCGGCTTCTTCCGGTCGTTTTGCAGGGCTAAGGTCATTTAGGTACGCTACGGGATATAACCATACTGCTGCAGTCGACCAGACAGAAATTTATGGTGATAATGTACTTATTGCAGATGACTTTAACATCAATCGAGGATTTAAGTTTAGACCAGACAAGATGACAAAAATGATTGATATGAACGACTTGTATGCGGCTGTAGTAGCCTTAGGACGTTGTTGGAAGCACTTAGCTAACGTCGGCTGGAATACCGTTCATGGCAATTTTGTAAGTGCTGTGAATGGGGAATTGAATAACTACATCACAAAAATTTAACAGGAGATAATATGCAATTAACTATTAAAAACAAAGATTTAAACACACTATATTGTGTACTAGACAAAATCAAAGTCACGAACATGCGAGCAAACCGCGGACGTGCTAAGCTACTCGCAAAAGTAGTAGATAAATTCAAAGAGTACGCCAAGGATGAGGGTGACCTTATTGATCTGTATGCTCAAAAAGACAAAGATGGCAAGTTTGTCATTGATGAGCACAAAAACATCAAGCTAGCAGACCCCACTAAACTCGACGAGTTCAGCGGCCTACTCAACGAGCTAGCTGATGAAGAAATTGTGATTAAAGGGGGTGAGTACTCCAAGCGATTTATTGACTTTTTAAACTTTTTAGAAGAGTGTGAAGATGAATTTACATCATCTGAAATCATTCTTATCGACAACATTTTGGAACAATTTGAAGAAAGTAAAAAAGGAGAATAACCATGAGAAATTGGAAAGTGACAGGAAAATACCCACAATTTGACAGCACAGGAGCAGTCGCAAGCACACATATTATTATCACTGCTGAGGATGGCTCAGTCATCTCTCAACTTGTTAAGCAAGACTTAACCTCAAATAATGACACAGAGATTATCAAAGCTACTTTGGAAGAATTTAAAAAATCTGAATACGTTGAAATTGCAATGGGCGAAGCCGTGCAAAAGGTAGACGACCTTGAAAAAATCTCACAGGAAACCGCTAAGACTGCCAAAACTGCTCAAACAGCTGCTGGTCTAGCTAAGGTGTCCGCAGAGCGCACGCAAAAGATGATTAACTTACAAACGATCCACATGTTAACGAGCGGCGGCAAGATTGATCCTGATATCTATAAAGGTGTGTTAGAGCTTATTGAGCCTGCTAAACAAGGCGAGTATCAAGCCTATGATGTCTTTACGGTGGTCGACGATAAACACGAAGAGCAAGCGGGCGAAGGTAATCTTGTCTTTGTGCATGTCAACGAGCCATTTACTTATGACAAACAAAGTTTAGAGGACTTAGAATCAGAGGATAAAGTCACAGTTATCAAATATGCGGACTTAGTTAAGCAGGATTAGGGGTGGTTAGATGCACGAAATCTTAATTCAAATCAAAGAGTTAGCGGGGGCAGTAAGTGCCCTTGCCCTCATTGGTGGTGCTATGATTTGGATTTACAAAAAGCTTGTTATTGAGCCAGACAGCAGACTAGCAGAAAGATTACAGGTGGAAAATAATAAGCTACTGACAGACACAGTAAATCCTCTGACCGATGCCATCAAAGACCTAAATTATAATCTCAACACTGCCACAAAAGAGAGAGCTGAGATGCGCAAAGACATTGAGGTGCATGAGGGGAGACTCGATGCTCACGACATCCGACTAACTGTACTAGAGACAAAGGAGAAATAAAGGAGAAATAAAATGCAAGAAATTACTAATATTATTACAGGATCATCACTATCAATTTTGACTATTTTGGCAGGTATTGTGGTTAAGCTTGTTAAAGATTATCTACTAAAAAAAGGTGGCGAAAAAGCGGTTAAAATCGCTGAAATTGTTGCTCGTAATGCTGTTGAAGCTGTTGAACAAATTTCTTATGACAAAGACATCAAAGGTATCGAAAAACTAACAGAAGCTAAAGTTGCGGTTCGTGACGAATTATCAAAACATAATGTCTATTTGTCTGATAAACAAATGGAAGTCTTTATCGAATCAGCTGTTAAACGCATGAATGATAACTGGAAAGGTCAATAATATGGCAACTTTAGATGAAGTCTTGTCTTTTGCAAAAGGATTGGCAGACACTGGTCAAGGGGTTGACCTCGATAATGTTTACGGTACGCAGTGCGTGGACTTGCCAAACTGGATCACGACAAAATATTTTGGCATTGCCCTTTGGGGCAATGCTATTGACTTACTAGATAGTGCAGCTGCCCAAGGAATGGAAGTGGTCTATAATGCTCCTGGAGTTAATCCACGAGCTGGGGCTATCTTTGTGATGGTGACCTATGCTCATGGTTACGGTCATACTGGATTAGTTATTGTGACGTCAGACGGATATGTTCTGCATAACATCGAGCAAAACGTGGATGGTAATGCTGACGCCCTTTACATCGGTGGTCCAGCTCGATATGTTGACCGCCCATTTGAAGATGGCACTGGATATATTTTGGGTTGGTTTTACCCTCCTTACGATAGTACGCCAGCAGCAGTGACAGAGCCAAGCGCTCCAGTGGTTGCACAGTCAGATGGTACTTATGTAGCTAACCCTGAAACAGGTACTTTTACTGTTCGTGTTGCTGCTTTAAACGTCCGTTCTGCGCCTCGTCTAGATGCAGAAATTGTGGCAACTTATGGCGAAAACATGGAATTTAACTATGATGGTTGGATTGACTCAGATGGTTATATTTGGGTGACATACATCAGTGTTACTGGTGTTAGACGATATGTGTCCGTCGGAAATTCCGAAAACGGACGACGTGTGACCAACTTTGGTACTTTTAGATAGGAGGTAAAGCTCCGAGATAAGACAAAACCGCTCAGATAATTTCTGGGCGGTTTTTTGTGTATGATGAATTATTTTTCAAGATAAATATCGAAATGACTAAAGTTCTTCATATTGATAATTCTATTATCTTTATATTTTGCAAAAATATCTGATCTAGTCCCTTCATTTGGTGAGTCAAATAAGTCTATTTGCTCATGTTTCCCATCTTTTGTGCCAATTTCGATTCTGCCGCTTACATAAGGAGAAGTAGCGTCATAAATTTTATAATTATCCATAAGGTATTTTCTGATTTTAAAGTCAATTTCCTGGAAAGTTACGATATCTTTTTCTAGAATAATTTTGTTATTTAAGTTCTGTTGAGATTCTCCCGAAATAAATAGATTTCCCAATAATTTATGATTTACTTTATTATTTTGAGCAGGCGTAATTCCTCCATAGACGTACTCACCGGTGTGAGAATTAAGAATATAAAATAATCCAAAAACATCTACATGATCATCTCGTTTAAATTTTTGAGAGGCCTCATAAGACATTTCGGAACTAATATAATAGTCTTTCCCTCTATATTTTTGAGTATCAATGTTTAATGTGTGTGTCGTTGAAAAATTTACCCTGCAATCTTTATAATCATAAGGAGTTATAGTGTATGCATAAAGTAAATCACTTTTAACATTCGAAATGTCTTTCTTAGAGTCACTTTTGATGATAGGTGAAATAGTAGAAATCAGTATGACTGTAATTATGAAAACTATTTTGATGATGTTAATCTTTTTCATTTTTTCTCCTTAATTAAATGTATTACTCGTACGAGAATACATGAAATAGCAGTAAGTAGTTAAAAATCAGATTTCTGTTTATTTAGAAATTTTATAAATGTATTTATATTTTAGTTTTTAGGAGTGGCAGTTCCATTTAAATAGTCAAGGTTGATATTTGGAGCAGAGTTTTCTAAGATTACTGTAGTAACACCATTTTCATCAATACTTTCTTTATTACTATTTAGCCTTATAGTAAGCAACTCACCAGATGAATCAATTCCAACATACTGTAATTCAATTTGTCGAGGCACTACTTCATTGCCACTATATATAGGAGTGACTTTATAATCTAGCCAAAAGTCAGGGTGAAGCGCAAGCCAAGAATCTAAACGGTTTTCATAGTATAACATCCCTTCAGGATTGCTGTCATTTGCTCCTGAATAAGCACCTGTGTTTAGCCAGGCTGTCATTGTCACTAAATTTCTTGGTTCATCGTTTAATCCACAAAATTGATATCCGACTAGATGCCCACGATTCATTACCCATGAAGATTTTGAGCCATCTCCGTATGGAAATTGATAGTTATGCCATCCCACAGGGTCATAATTTATTTTAGTGCGTACATCTTTAGTTTCGTGTCTATCTTGCAGTTGGATATGTGAAAAGGTAGCGCGGTTAAGGTTATCCAACTCACCAAGTTGTAACTGATAATTAGCAGTAAAAGGTAAGAGCTTACTAGAAGCAGTATTTTTATAATGTGTGTTTGCATGGGATACATTCGGATAAGTTCGTACCTTAGCTGCGTCAACAGTTATTGTCGTTATAGAAAGAGAAAGTAACAGTAAAACAGCGGTAAGCAAACTTGCCTTTTGTTTAGATAATTTCATGATAACACCTAAACCTTTCCATTTTTAGCTTTTAGAGTGGATCAAATATTGCACTTTTCTAGTTAATTATATCACTTTAAATTAAAAAAACTTAAAATTAATAAAATTAATTTATCAATAATATTACGCTAAAATTTCTTTTTGTTTAATAAAATAGAAGTTATTAAATTTTAATAAGTTTTAAATTTAAGTGTACTATATTCTCGTAAAATACGAATAATAAGATAAGGAGGTGCTTTATGCTAACATACGACGAATTTAAACAAGCAATTGACAATGGATATATCACAGCAGACACAGTAATGATCGTGCGCAAGAACGAACAGATTTTTGATTATGTGTTGCCACATGAGAAAGTAAAGAATGGAGAAGTTGTGACCGAGGAGAAGGTGGAAGAAGTGATGGTGGAATTAGACTATATCAAATGAAGAAAACTTTGAGTAGACAGAAAAATAATTGAAGAGTTGTCAATTTAGTTGTCAGTAATATAGAAAGTTATGGTAACTCATGAACAAGACAAAAAGAAAAAACCTTGATGTAACAAGGTTTTAGTAAGTTATGATTACTTACGGTAAGCAT